GTTCCTCCTATTTATAGTAGAAGAACTAATGGAGGATAGAACCATGCGTGGAAGCGAAACCGAAGTTTTTGAAGGTAAAACACTTAGCAATCTTCTCAAAGATATTTACAACATTTCTGCTGAACGCCGTAAGATGATTTCAGGGCTCATTGCGGAATGGAGTAAACAAGTTAAAAGCCCGCAAGAAGCTGTTCTCTTGGCTCCCATCATCAAAGATTTACTGGAAGTCGGTGTGAAAAACGATGAGCAACTGACCAAAGTTGCGACAGTTGTCCAGCGCATCATTTCCGCAGATGCTTATCAAAGAAATGGTGGTGACCCAACTGAAGTGTTGACTGAAGCTGAGAAAGAACAGATTCTCAAAAACGCCGATAAGGATTTACTCGCAGCGACGAAAGATATAGCCAGCGACATTTCCAAAATCCCAACCCCGCCAGTGAAGAACTAACCAATGCCGCACGCTCGCGTTTATACCGTTCAGCCTCGTTACCAAAAAACCAATCCGTTTGCTGGTTCTCCAGCAGCCGGTTCTAATCAGATTGTTCCTGATATCTGGATGGAAGAAGCGTTGGTTATAGATGTCATTCATAACGAAGAGCATCTGGCCCATACGACAGAGGGATATAATATTGGTTCGGTCAAATTCCGTGGGTTGAGAAATCAGGTTAAACGAGCACAAGGAAATCTCCATTGGGCATTTCCGTTGGAATCCAACGACGAGGATTTTCCACTCAAAAATGAAATTGTCCTCGTTTTTGAAAGTCTAAACCGATTCTACTATCTGCGCAAGGTGAATGTTGGCGGCAACGCGAACAATCAGGCGCTCAATGGGCTTGAATCGGAGGCCGGTCCTCCGACATCAACAGAAGAGAAAATTCAAACTATTCAACAGCATTCAAATACACCCACTAATGAAACGGCTCAACAAATACCAGCGAATTTAGGAACATATTTTCAATCCAAGCCAGATATCTACCATCTGAGACATTGGGAAGGCGATAAAATCATAGAAGGGCGTTCTGGGCATTCTATTCGCTTTGGAACGTCGTGGAAAGACGCTAAAATCCACAACGGCCAATTTCAGGCCCTAACTACCGACCAATCTCCGACGTTGCTTCTTCGCGTAGGGCAATCTCCAAATGTTACTCCTATTCCTTCGCTGTTTGTCACTGGCCGAGTCATTGAAGATATCAACAATGATTTATCTTCAATTTGGATGGCAACCGACCTTGTTGTGCCTTTAAAGCTGGCTACTCAAGGAACGCCGTATAATGGACGGTCAGTTGTCAATTTTCCATCAAGTTTTACTGGTAACCAGATAATTATAAACAGCGGTCGCGTTGTGATTAACTCAAAGTCTGATAAGGTTTTGTTACACGCTTTTGATGGAATTCACCTATCTACGCTTAAAGATGGAACGTGGGACATCGAAAGGGATTTCATCATACGAACAGGCCGACAAGCTTCGTTGATTGCTCCGAAAATTTACGTGGGAAGCTACAATTCGGCTGCTGAACGAATGGTTTTGGGAGATACACTTGTTCGAGCGTTGACTGAATTTATCAACGCGCACATTACGAACGCAACATCTTATACGATTACGCCTGTAGGGCCGGGAACGATGACTCCCGCCGTGTTAACCGCGTGGCAAACTTTGCTCACCAAGCTACAGACATTTTTGAGCAAAGACAATTATGTTAGTAATACCAACCAAAGGGGATAGCAAATGAAAATCACCAAGTCGCAGTTAGACAGACTCATCCGAGTCGCCGTTCTTGATATTCTGAAAGAACTGGAAGCCAAGGCTCGCGAAGCCGGTTTAGATGGCGGGGAAGAAGGCGAGGCAGAAATTAGTCCGAATGAACCGCCTATCGTTGGCGAAAGCGCAAAGCCAAAGCGTAAGTCTGGCTTAAAGCCACCTAAGAAATAAGGAGGGCTTATGAAAAAATCGGAGTTCGAAAACCTCGTTAGAGAAATTGTCCAACGAGAGCTTGCGACTTCGTTCAGGCCCCTTATCCGGAAGTATGCGAAGGAAGTGGTGAACGAAGCAATTGAGAGTTTTTTGAATTCTCAGATAAATGAACAAATCGCTCCTGCGGCTTCGGCCCCGAAGCGTCTCGAACGTCATAAGCCTAGTTTCTTACCCGAAGTCATTCCTCAACCCGACCTCACGAAGATTCCTAATTTGGCGGCTAAAGGTGGCAAGGCAACGTTGAATGAGCTTCTGACGTTGGTCGGAGATTCACCGCCAATTCCAGATGAAACCAACGACCCGTGGACGTTACTTGGTGGTCAGCCAATAACGACGATGAAGGCTCAGAATTGGCCGATGGAGCGTGCAATAATGGGGCATTCGGTTCCCGAATCTACAAATACTGAAAAGGATTTTAATCATCTTGCAGAAGTTTTGAAGCGGTCAGAGCAACATCGTGGAAAAGGTATAGCTTCATTCAATCCCGACTTAAGGACTAAATAATGGCAGTCCAGCCCGGATTGGGATTGAAATTGCCCGTGCAAGATGGCTCCACGGGCTATTTTGATACGGCATATGATGTAGCAACGCAACTCAAAGCCAATATCGCAAATTTGATTTTGACCAAAAAAGGCGAGAGAATTATGAACCCGACGTTTGGGTGTAACATTCATAGTTTAGTTTTCGACCAAATTACCGATGATATACTCGCTAATGCTCGGGGAGCTATTGAAGAAGCAATTCAAACGTGGATGCCGTTTATCACTATCAATGATATTCAGATTCAAAAACAAGAAGATTCCAATCGAATTTTTTTGACAGTTACATTCAGCGTTAAAGCTGGCATCAATTTAACCGATGTTCTGACTTTGGTAATCTAATATGGCTCTTCGAAAAACAGACCGAACTTTCGCGCCGAATAAGAAAGAAATACGATATCTCAACAAGACTTTTCCGGAGTTTCGACAGAGTCTTGTAGATTTTGCGAAAGTCTATTATCCCGATAGCTACAATGATTTCAACGAAGCCTCACCGGGGATGATGTTCATTGAAATGGCGTCTTATGTTGGAGATGTACTTTCCTATTACATTGATTCGCAGTTTCGTGAAAACCTGATTCAGTACGCGCAAGAACAAGACAACATCATTTCCATTGCACAATCTCTTGGATATCGTCCAAAGCCGAGCGCTGCGGCCACCACCAATCTAGATGTGTACCAGATTTGCCCGGCAACGGATGTCACACAAAATTACGTTCCAGATGTACGATTCTTACTGCAACTTGATGCGAATATGATTATTACGGCTCCACAGTTTAATGTTCAATTCCGTACCGACCAGATTCTCGACTTTTCCGACCCGACCAATCGCCAAGTTACGGTCTATTCAACGGACGGACTTGGTAAGCCATTGACTTATTTGATTAAGAAGACACTTCCGACGCGAGCGGGTACGATTAAGACTTTTCAACAGCAATTCGGTTCTCCTCAGCGGTTCACAGTTATCACGTTACCGGATACAAATGTTTTGGAAATCTTGAACGTTACCGATGCGAATGGAAATGTGTGGTACGAAGTGGATTATTTGACACAGGATGTCGTTCACGATGATACGCTCAATACCTCTCCAACCGCAGCGAATCAAAGTATTCCGCCGTTCTACATTTTGAAACTGAAGCGAGTATCCCGTCGTTTCGTGACACGATTCAATTCTAACTTCTATTTGGAATGTCATTTTGGTTCGGGCGTGACGGACGACGGCAATATTACTATTAATCTTCAGCCGAATCAAGTCGCGAGTGATGAATACCAAACAAATCAATCCTCAACGCCACTTGACCCGGCAGATTTCTTATCTTCGAATTCTTATGGCCTAGCACCATCCAATACTGTTTTAACTTTTACATATGCGATTGGCGGCGGGGTAGCATCGAATGTTCCGAGCAACGCTATTACCCGTATTGATACAGTGAATGTACTGAATGATACGACAGGACTTTCTTCGACTGAACAAGCCTTATTTGCGGATATCAAATCCTCGTTGGCGGTGAACAATCCATTTTCCGCAACCGGCGGCAAAGATGCGGACTCCGTTGAAGAGATTCGCCAGAACGCGATGGGATTCTTCAATTCTCAAAATCGTGTAGTGACGGCGGATGATTACACAGTACGCACCTACGCGATGCCTCCGAAGTACGGCGGAATCGCAAAGGCGTTTGTTGCGCGAGATGAGCAAATCAATGACATTATGCGCGCGACTCAAGGTCAAGCCCCTACGGGCGGTACACTCGCTGTTGACCAAGCCAGCCCTAACATCATCAATCTGTATATTCTCGGATACAATCAGGATGGCAAGCTCACAAATCTGAACACTCAAACCAAGCAAAATCTGAAAACCTATTTAGATAGTTATAAGGTACTAACGGATGTCGTGCAAATTGTGGATGCTTTTATTGTCAATGTAGGCGTGAAATTCAACGTTGTCGTCTACAAGAGTTTTAATATGAACGAAGTATTGGCCCGTGCCATTAGTGCTGTCCAGAACTTCTTTGATGTTAAGAAATGGGACATCAATCAACCAATTATTTTGAACGATTTGATGCTGGAATTGGGTCAAGTTGAAGGTGTTCAGACTGTTACGTCTCTTCAAGTTTTCAATCGTTATGCTTTTAAAGACGGATTAGATTATGAGAACTTCTTATACGATATAGACGGTGCGACTGAAAATGGGGTTATTTATCCAAGTCTTGACCCGTGTATTTTTGAGCTTAGATATCCGGAACGAGACATCATTGCCAGCGCGACACAATAAGAGATAATCAATGAGACGATTCTTCTTTCCGAACCAAGACGCAAGCATCTATCAGTCCCTTCCCAATCGGCAAGCGGGATTGGATGAGATATTGGAAATAGGCAAGAATGGCTTTGACAGCGGCATTTCTGGAGCCGTTCGAGCACTTGTCCAATTTGATATGAACGCCGTTTCGGCGAGTCTGGGCAGCATTATTTCACCGTCGGCGTCGTTTGATATCAAACTCTTTCTGGCTCGCGCAGATAGACTTAAGCTCAATCAACAAGTTTTGATGTA